AAGAAGTAAAAAAAGATCATCACTATTGTGTCACTGTTGACGTTGCACGTGGTGATCTCAATGACTATTCAGCGTTTGTTGTCTTTGATACCACACAGATGCCTTATCGTATTGTCGCCAAATATAAGAATAATGAAATTAAACCACTTGTCTTTCCTAATATCATCAACGAAGTTGCAAAGAATTATAATCACGCTGAGATACTGGTTGAGGTCAATGATATTGGTGGACAAGTGGCAGATACATTACAGTTTGATTTAGAATATGACAATCTGATTATGGTATCACAACGAGGTCGTTCTGGTCAAATTGCAGGTTCTGGATTCTCTGGTTCTGGTTCTCAAATGGGTGTGCGAACAACGAAAGCTGTGAAGAAAGTTGCATGTTCCAATCTTAAACAGATGATTGAGGCAGATAAACTACTGATTAATGACTTCGATATTATCTCAGAATTGTCAACTTACATACTCAAAGGCACATCAAAATACGAGGCAGATGACGGATGTTCAGATGATTTAGTTGCATGTTTATTACTCTTTGCCTGGTTGACCACACAAGTTTATTTCAAAGAATTGACTGATAATGATCTAAGAAGTCGTATCTTTGAAGAACAACAGAATCTCATAGAACAAGATATGGCACCCTTTGGATTTGTTGATAATGGGGTCGATGATCCAATGAATGAAGATACCATTGACGAATATGGTACACGTTGGGTACCTGTCGTTCGAAAAGGACTGTAAAATTTGAATTTTATAAATAGTATCATAATTACTAAATTTAGTAAATAAGGAGAACAGACAATGGCATTTTTAGTATCACCCGGTGTTCTCGTAACTGAAAAGGATCTAACAAACGTAGTACCTGCCGTAGCTACATCAATTGCAGGCATCTCTGTTGTTAGTGAAAAAGGGCCGATGGATGAGATCGTTGCGATCTCAAGTGAACAAGAATATGTTGACGTGTTTGGTAAACCAGACAGCAACACATTCGAGTATTTTTTTAGTGCAACCAACTTTCTACAGTACGGAAACGCATTAAGAGTGGTCAGAGCTGTGACTGGAAACCTCAACGCCTCAGGCGATGGTTCTGGATTACAAATCAAAAACACAGATCACTATACTAACAATTACGCCGATGGTTCGGGTTCAGTTGGAAGCTGGGCTGCAAGAACTGCTGGCACTTGGGGTAACAACCTCAAGGTATCAATGTGTACAAATTCTACTGCATTTGAACAAACTATGCCCGCTGACAACTTAGTGGCAGGTAACGCATCAAAAGGTGCAACCTCTATTACTGTTGATGATGGCACAGAGTTTAATGTAGGCGACTTACTAGAGTTCGGCGATATAAGTGGAAACTTTAACGCTGCTCCTTCTGGTGAGTATTATAAAATTACTGCAATTTCTTCAAACACTTTAACTATCGCAAGAGTAAACACTAACGTTGAAAGTGGTCTTGCTGGTGGTCAAACTGGATTAAAAGATGCCGTAGTTGATAACGCATACATCAAAAGACGTTGGGAATATTTCTATCTTTTTGATAGTGCTCCTGGTACAACACAATACGCTTCAGACAATGGCGCTTCAAATGATGAACTTCATATCGTTGTTGTTGACGAAGACGGTGGAATCACTGGTGTTGCAGGTTCAGTATTAGAAAAATACGAAGGACTTTCACAAGGTTCAGATGCCAAAAACGCACAAGGCGGAACAAACTATTACGTAGATGTTTTATACAATAGTTCAGAATACATCTATTGGATGGACCACGAAACTTCACTTTCAGGTGCAGGTGCAGCTGTTACTGGTAATACATTTGATAATACTGGTAGTGCATCACACACTGTTTTCAGTACATCACTTTCTGGTGGAACTGATGACAACGTACCAACAAACGGTGAGTTAGAACTTGCTTATGATAAGTTTGCTGACACTGAATCAGTAGATGTTAACTTTATCATTGGTGGTCCTTCACAGACAGACGCAGATGCAACTGGTGACACAAAAGCAACAATGTTAATCGATCTCGCAGAACAGAGAAAAGATTGTGTTGCATTTATTTCACCTGCACGTGCAGACGTTGTGAACGTAACTGATCCTATTGCACAAACACAAAACGTGGCAGATTTTGCTGACGGTTTACCTTCAAGTTCATACGCTGTATTTGATTCAGGTTATAAGTATCAATACGATAAGTATAACGATGTTTACAGATATGTTCCATTGAATGGTGACGTTGCTGGTCTATGTGCTCGAACAGACTTAGTTGCAGATCCTTGGTATTCACCTGGTGGATTCAACAGAGGTCAAATTCGTGGTGCATTAAAACTTGCATACAATCCTACACAGGCACAGAGAGATATTCTTTACAGAAAAAGAGTAAACCCTGTAACTTCATTCCCTGGTCAAGGTATTGTATTGTTTGGTGATAAGACTGCATTATCTAAACCAAGTGCATTTGATCGAATCAATGTAAGAAGACTTTTCATCACTTTAGAAAAGGCAGTATCTACTGCATCTAAATTTCAACTCTTTGAGTTCAACGATGAGTTCACAAGAGCACAATTTAGAAATCTAGTAGAACCTTTCCTAAGAGATGTACAAGGTCGTAGAGGTATCACAGATTTTGCTGTGGTAGCTGATGAAACTAATAACACAGGCGAAGTTATTGATAGAAATGAATTTGTTGCAGACATCTTTGTAAAACCTGCAAGAAGTATCAACTTTATCAAACTTAACTTTGTTGCAACAAGAACTGGCGTTGCGTTCAGTGAAGTCGTAGGAGCATAATCATGGCAAACATTTCAGATTTTGTATCTAAACTTAAAGGCGGCGGTGCAAGAGCTAATCAGTTCAAAGTAACAATGCCTTTCCCTGGCTATTCAGCTGTAGGCGGTGAAACAGAAAGTATGGCATTCTTATGTAATGCAACAACACTTCCTGGTACAACTGTCGAAGAAATTGCTGTGCCATTTAGAGGTAGAAATCTCTATATTGCTGGCGATCGAACATTTGAAACATGGGAAACAACAATAATCAATGATACTGATTTCTTAATCCGAAATGCGATTGAGAGATGGACTAACGGTATTAACAATATGTCTGATAATGAAGGTCTTGTCAATCCAACTGATTATCAAGTTGACGCCTTTGTTGATCACCTAGACAGAAATGGTAATACAATTAAGTCTTACACATTTAGAGGAATGTTTCCAACGATTGTGGCACCTATCGATTTAACATACGAAGCTGCGACTGCGTTAGAAACATTTACCTGTACTTGGAGATATCAGTATTGGGAATCTAACACAACTACTTAAAATAGTGGTTGAAAAAAGGGTATAAATAATAGTATGGCAGAATTATTTGGATTTTCTATTACCCGAAAAAAGGACGAGAGGGCGACATCACAAGACTTTACGTTGCCCTCCGTCGATGACGGATCACAAACTGTCATTGGTGGTGGTGGACAAATTGGTCATTACCTTGATATTGAAGGTAAGATCAAAGATGAAGCAGATTTAATTAGACGATATAGAGAAGTCGCAATACAACCTGAGTGTGATCAGGCTGTTGAAGATATCGTCAACGAGGCAATCGTATCAGACGAAATAGAACCTCCTGTTCGATTAAACTTAGAACGTATCAAAAAGTTTTCTCCAGATTTAAAAAGAAAGATTGCAAATGAATTTGATGAAGTTCTACGCATCTTAGAATTTGAAGAAAAAGGTCATGATATATTCAGACGTTGGTATGTTGATGGTCGTATGTATTATCATAAAGTGATCGACCCAAAGAATCCTAGAGATGGTATCAAAGAATTACGATACATTGATCCTCGTAAAATCAAAAAGATTAGAGAATTAAAAAAGAAAGACGGACCTGCAAAGTTGCCAGGTGATGCACCAGATCCTATTAAGTTTGAAGAATACTATGTCTATAATGAAAAGGGTGTAGGTGGTGCAATGAATACAGGTGGTGTTCGAATACATCCAGATGCAATTGCATATTGTCCTTCAGGTCTTGTTGATCAACAGAAAAATATTGTCATGTCACACTTACACAAGGCAATCAAACCTGTGAATCAATTACGAATGATTGAAGATAGTTTAGTTATCTATCGTATCTCAAGAGCACCAGAAAGAAGAATCTTTAAGATTGATGTTGGTAATCTACCAAAGATTAAAGCAGAACAATATCTCAAAGATGTGATGAACAGATATAGAAATAAACTTGTCTATGATGCATCTACTGGTGAGATTAGAGATGATCGAAACTATATGTCTATGTTAGAAGATTTCTGGTTACCGACAAGAGAAGGTGGTCGAGGAACTGATATTACAACTCTACCTGGTGGTTCTAATCTAGGTGAGATTGATGACATTCGATATTTTCAAAAGAAATTATATCAATCACTAAACGTACCTTTCTCACGTTTAGATAGTGAAGGTTCTGGTGGATTACAGTTAGGTAAATCAACAGAGATTTCACGTGATGAATTAAAGTTTACCAAATACATTCAGAGATTAAGAAAGAAATTTGTTCATCTCTTTTCTGATATGTTACGAACACAAGTAATACTCAAAGGTATTGTGAGTGAGGATGATTGGGGTAGTATCTGTGATTACATCAAGTATGATTTTATCCAAGATGGATATTTTTCTGAGATGAAAGAACAAGAGATTCGTCAATCACGTTTACAACAAGCACAAGAGTTGTTTAACAATCAAATGGTTGGTAAAGTATTTTCAATGGACTATGTTCTTAAAAATATACTTCGTATGACAGAAAGAGAAGTAGAAGAACAAAGAGAAAAAATCAAACAAGAAATTGATCAAGGCATTATCAAAGATCCATATAATGATGATGCACAAAATGGTTATTAAGGAGTAAATGATGAGTGAACATGTAAAGAATATGATTGATGCGTTAGACCAAGATGATAATCTTGAAGCAGAAACAAATCTAAAAGCTGCGTTAACTGATAAAGTTGGAGCTGCATTAGATGATAGAAGAAAAGACCTTGCGAAAACATTCGTAAGATCAGACGAAGTAGGAGAGGCAGAGAATGTCGATAGCGTTCAGTCACCTGAACAATCAGATACTGGAGCGTAAAGACGATTATAAGAAGATACAATCTTATAAACGTTTAGCACCACGTCTAAGAAAAGAAGTTGATAAAGTCATGGACTTTGCGACCAATCGTAGAGGTGATGTTGACGTGCCTAAGTTGATGCAAGTAATCGATAAGTCTCCTGCGAAACGTCAATTAGAAAAAATTATAGATGACATTTTGTCACAATAGGAGAGAAGAATGGCAAGAATAAAGATACTTAGTAGTGCAGTGGAAAATCCAAATGCTAATAATATCAGTAACGCAACTATGGTTTCATTAACTGCAACATCTGGTGGTGCAGTGACACATAAGAACGCAGCTGGCAATGTAACATACGGAACACTATACGTTCCTGCAAATGCTACTGTTCTTATCGAAAAAGAACCAACAGATACGTTAACTCATGCGGCTGCATGGGCAACAAAAATTGCGTACAATGTATAGTTTTAAACACTAAAAACTTATAAATAATAGTAGAGAAAAAAAATGACAATGAAACTCATTACGGAAGAAGTATCATCTGCTGAATACATTGTAGAAGAAGCAGATAACGGAAAAAAGAATTACAAGATACGTGGTATCTTTATGCAGGCCGATATGAAGAATCGAAACGGTCGCATCTATCCTATGGAAACCTTAAACAAAGAGGTTAATCGTTATAATAAAGAGTTCGTAGAAGCAAAACGTGCTTTTGGCGAACTAGGTCATCCTGACGGACCTACTGTCAACTTAGAACGTGTATCGCATATGATTACAAGTTTAACACCAGAAGGTAAAAACTTCATTGGTGAAGCAAAGATTATGGACACCCCTTATGGAAAAATAGTGAAAAATTTAATAGACGAGGGTGCAAAACTAGGAGTTTCTTCCAGAGGCATGGGGTCGCTGGAGAATAAAGGCGGTTCAAACTACGTAAAAAGTGATTTTTACTTGGCAACCGCTGCCGACATTGTCGCAGATCCATCTGCTCCAGATGCTTTCGTAGAAGGTATTATGGAAGGTAAAGAGTGGGTATGGGACAATGGTGTAATACGAGAAGTCGATATACACGAAATGAGAAATACAATTGAGAGAGCAAGGCGCATTGAACTCGCAGAAAAGAAAGCTGCTGTGTTCAAATCCTTTCTTTCAAAATTGTAGAAAACATAAATATTATATTATTAATTCGAATTAATAAGGAGAGAGTTAAATGTCAGACGTAGAACAAAACTTAGACGAGTTAGAAGCGATCGCAACACAAGAAGTTGCTGAAGCCGCTGCTAATGAGCCTACAAAAAAGGCAGTTGCTCCTGAACCTTCACATGTCGCAAAAGCATCTAAAGATGTAACTGATACAGGTGATGCGGTGGTTACACCAGACGCACCTAAGAAAGATTACGCTAAAGATGTGAAGCCTACGAAGGATCAAGTAAATGCTAAAGCTGACAAAGGTGATTCTGCTCCTGTTTCTCAAGGTTCTTCAAGTATTAAACCACCTAAAGAATCTATTGCCGCTGGCGACCAAGTCGAACACGATGGCGAGGAACTCGCAGAAAATCCAAAGGAAGCTGATAAAATTAAAGAGATTAACGTCAAAGAAGATGTTGATGCTTTAATCAATGGCGAAGACAATCTTTCTGAGGAATTCAAAGCAAAAGCTGCTACTATCTTCGAAGCTGCTATCAAATCAAAAGTTGGTGCAGAGATCGACAGACTAGAAGAAGAATATGCTAAGAATTTAGAAGAAGCTAAAGAAACTGCAAAATCTGAATTAACAGAAAAAGTAGATTCTTACCTTAACTACGTAGTTGAGGAGTGGATGAAAGAAAACGAACTAGCTATTGAAAAGGGTGTTAAAGGTGAAATCGCTGAAGACTTTATCACAGGTCTAAAACAATTATTCGAAGATCACTACATTGATATTCCAGATGAGAAGTACAACGTACTAGAATCACAGGCAACTGAGATTGACGAACTCAAAGGAAAGTTAAATGAAGCAACTTCAAAAATTGTTGAACTGAATAAAGAAGTAGGTGAGCAAACTAAAGCATCTATCTTTGAATCCGTTTCAGATTCACTAGCTGATTCTGAGAAGGAGAAGTTCAAGGGTTTGGTAGAAAGTATCGATTATGAAGATGCTGATTCTTACAAAGAGAAATTAGAAACTATTAAAGAATCTTATTTCGTAAAAGAAAAAGTATCATCAAACAACGTTACTGAAACTAATGACGCCGAGGGCGGACAGATTGATATGTCTGAATCAATGTCAGCATATTCAGCCGCTATCTCAAGAACAAAAGCAAAGAAACTATACTAAAAGTATGAGTTTTAATAAATATTATAACGAAAGAAAATAAGGAGAGAACAAATGTTTTTATCTGAAACATTACAAGAGAAGTGGCAACCAGTTCTTGAGCACGCCGATCTTCCTGAGATCAAAGATGCTTACAGAAGAGCTGTAACAACTGTCATCCTCGAAAACCAAGAGAAAGCTTTAAAAGAAGACAAAGCGTTTCTTGGTGAAGCTGCACCTACAAACTCAACAGGTTCAGCTATTGCGAATTGGGATCCAATTCTAATTTCTCTCGTTAGACGTTCTATGCCTAACTTAATTGCATACGACATCTGTGGTGTTCAGCCAATGACTGGCCCAACAGGTTTAATCTTCGCAATGAAGAGCAGATATGCATCACAGTCTGGTACAGAAGCGTTATTTAACGAGGCAGACACAGACTTTTCAGCAAGAAATGCAGCTGGTTCAGCACTAACTGGATCAGGTGACGCACACTCTGGAACAAACCCTGCAGTACTAAACGATTCATCTGCTGGTACTTACACTAGAGGTCAAGGTCATACAACAGCAGAAGGTGAAGCTTTAGGCGACGCTGCTGGTAACGCATTTGCTGAGATGGCTTTCTCAATCGAAAAAGCAACCGTAACTGCAAAGTCACGTGCTTTAAAAGCAGAATACACAATGGAACTTGCTCAAGACTTAAAAGCAATCCATGGTTTAGATGCAGAAACAGAATTATCAAACATTCTGTCTGCTGAAATTCTTGCTGAGCTTAACAGAGAAGTCGTAAGAACAATCTATCAAAAGGCAAAGCCAGGTGCTCAAGTGAACACAACTAACGCAGGAATCTTTGACTTAGACACAGATTCTAACGGTAGATGGTCAGTTGAGAAGTTTAAAGGCTTAATGTTCCAACTCGAAAGAGATGCGAACGTTATTGCACAACAGACACGTAGAGGAAGAGGTAATGTGATTATCACTTCATCAGACGTTGCTTCTGCTTTAAACATGGCTGGTGTACTAGATTATACACCTGCTTTAAACAACAATCTAAGTGTAGATGACACAGGTAACACATTTGCTGGTACATTAAACGGAAGATATAAAGTATATATTGACCCATATGCCGCAAACGGTGCTGCTAAACAATACTACGTAATCGGTTACAAAGGTACTTCACCTTACGATGCTGGTATGTTCTACTGCCCATATGTTCCATTACAAATGGTACGTGCAGTTGGTGAAAACACTTTCCAACCGAAGATTGGCTTTAAGACAAGATACGGTATGGTAAGAAACCCATTTGCAGAGTCATCAGCTCAAATCGCAGCTGCTAACGATACAACTGGTACAAACAACGCCAACATCTATTACAGACGAGTTCAGGTAACTAACTTAATGTAATCACTTTAGGTTGTTGGTAATAATTTACCACAAACCACACCAGAAGGGGTCCTTTCGGGGACCCCTTTTTTTTAGCGTATAAATACTAGTATGACAGATACAAACGCAGTACTTAGACAACCGACTGGCAGAGAACTAGACTTTGCCTCACCAACTCAGTTTCGATTTTCCATACAGAAACTACCAGAAGTACAATTCTTTACAACACAGGCAAACATTCCTAGTGTATCATTAACAGAACTATCACAACCAACACCATTACAAAATATTACATTAGCTGGTTCTGATATGACTTATGAAGATTTAACAATAACATTTTTAATTGATGAAGAATATCGAAACTATAGAGAAGTCCATGATTGGATCAAAGGTCTTGGATTTCCAGAGAATCACACACAATATGCAAGTCTGTTAAATGAAAATTCTGATCGTATGCCAGGTTCAACAAGTCGTGGTGTACAAACAGAACCAGGTAAAATCAAACCTGCAACTCCAGATGGTGCGATTTATTCTGATGCCACATTGACTATATTATCATCAAAGAATAATCCATCATTAGAAATACGATTTAGAGATGTTTATCCTAAAACAATAGGTCCTGTTGCATTGACAACACAAGACACAGAGGTTACTTATTTACAGGCAGACATTACATTTGGTTACAAGTACTACGAATTTTATACAATATAACTTGACTTTATCATCATTTTGTGATATAATATACTATGGATTTAGAAAAACTACAAGAAGAAGCCACTAGAGATTTACAGATAGACGATACAGAACTTGATATGGAATCAGTTCGTACACCTATCATTCACAACAAATATCTCAAATATCTTTCTAAATTTTCATTACTTCTAAAGAAAGCGGAAGACGATTATGATGTCTTGGCAAAAGACAAATGGGAATATTATACAGGTAAAGCACCTGAATCTGTTTACAGAGAGAACCCATTTGATATCAAAGTGTTAAGACAAGATGTTGATAAGTATATTAAATCAGATGCAGAGTTAATCAAACTATCACAGAAAATTACCTATCTCAGAACAGTTATAAATTATATAGAAGGCATCATAAGAAATATTAATAATCGAACATTTAATATAAAGAACGCAATCGAATGGAAGAAATTCACTCAAGGATCAATATAGAAAAAGTTGATGAAGTTTATATCAAAGTAAGATGTGAACCTCATGTAGCTGCAGAACTATCGGAGTTCTTTACGTTCGAAGTTCCAGGCGCTAAGTTTTCACCTGCATTTCGTAATAGAGTTTGGGATGGCAAAATTCGTTTATACGATAAAAGAAATGGTAAACTCTATGGCGGACTATTGGCATATGTCAGAGAGTTTGCAAAACAAAATGAATTACAAGTTAATCAAGCACCAGATGTCTATTCTTCAACAAAGATTGATATTAAAGATGTTGAAGGTTTCTGTAAATCATTAAAACCTCAATCACAAGGTAAGAATATTGAAGTCCGAGATTATCAAATAGAGGCAATCTATCAATCACTCAAACGACATAAGTTATTGTTACTATCACCAACTGCATCTGGTAAATCACTCATCATCTATTCAATCATTCGTTTTCATCAAATGGCAAATCGTAGAACACTGATCATTGTTCCGACTACAAGTTTAGTTGAACAAATGTATTCAGACTTTGCCGATTACGGATGGAATGTTGATAAATATTGCCATAGAATATATCATGGATATGATAAAGATATTGTCAAAGATGTTGTAATCTCAACTTGGCAATCTTTAGCAACCCTCGATAAAAACTATTTCAAACAATTTGAATGTGTGATCGGAGACGAGGCACACAACTTTAAGGCAAAGTCATTAACAACTATAATGACCGCTTTGAATAATGCGAAGTATCGTATTGGTACAACAGGTACTTTAGACGGTACAAAAACGCACAAATTGGTATTAGAAGGTTTGTTCGGTCCTGTGTATCGTGCAACTTCGACAAAGAAACTGATTGATAAAAATCAGTTGAGTAAATTAACGATTAAATGTTTGGTACTAAAACACAATGAAGCAGATAGAAGACAAATACGAAATGCAACCTACCAAGAAGAAATGGAATATCTCACAGGACACAAAACACGAAATAACGTTATTCGTAAGCTTTGTTTGCGTCTGTCTGGTAATACTCTTGTCCTTTTTCAATATGTAGAAAAGCATGGAGTACCGTTATATGAAAACATTAAAGAAAAAGCTGAAGAAGGCCGCAAAGTCTTTTTTGTGTATGGTGGTACTGAAACTGTGGATCGGGAAAACATCAGGTCAATTGTCGAAAATGAAAACAACGCTATCATTGTTGCCTCTTACGGAACTTTTAGTACTGGAATTAATATTCGTAATCTTCACAATGTTATATTCTCTAGTCCAACCAAATCTAGGATAAGAAGTTTACAATCTATCGGTCGAAGTCTAAGACAATCAGAATCTAAAACAGATGCAACGTTATATGATATTGCAGATGATTTGAGTTTTGGTTCTTATAAAAATTTCACATTAAATCACTTTTCAGAAAGAATCAATATTTACAATGAAGAAGAATTTGAGTATGAAATCCATAATATTTCACTCAAATAAATAATAGTATGATACAACAAGATTTAAAAGTTATAAGATTAGAAACAGGTGAACAAGTCGTTAGTTATGTATCACATGAAGAAGGATCCATGTTTGTTCGCTTAATTGAACCATTAGAAATTCGTATGCATACAGATATCAATGACTACGGAACAGTCAATGAACAAATGTCATTAGTTGAATGGATATTGCATACAGATGATAATGTTTTTTCTATACACCGAGATCGAATAGTGACCATTGCCAAAGCTGATACTGCCTTAATTGATTATTATGGTTATACAAAGAGAAGTTTTGAAAAATTAAAACAAAAGGCCTTAGAAGATAAAAATGCCAAAGATAGTATTAAGAAATTAGAACAATCTCTCAAACAAGGTAATGAAAAGATGAGTAGAAAAGAGATGTTAGATATACTTACTGGTAAAGTAACTAAGCACTAGCTTGAAAGTGGTCTCTGAAGCAGGGACATACGTATTATAACAGAAAAAAAATACACTGTCAAGCAAAAAATAAATATTGATTTTTGAACAAAAGTATGATATAATATGCCTATGAAAAAGAAAACGGAACATTATGTAGATAATAAGAAGTTTCTTGCTGAAATGGTCAAGTACAAGGAGATGTGTGCCAAGGCAGAAAAACGTGGTAGAAGACAACCTCCTATTACAAACTATATGGGTGAATGTTTTTTAAAGATTGCTAATCACTTATCCTATCGACCAAACTTTATTAACTATACTTACAAAGATGATATGATCTCTGATGGTATTGAAAACTGTTTACAATATGTTTCAAATTTTAATCCAGAGAAATCAAATAATCCTTTTGCATATTTCACACAAATAATTTACTATGCGTTCATACGTAGAATCCAGAAAGAAAAGAAACAAACAGAAATTAAACAACGACTAATAATGAAATCTGGTATACAAGAATATGAAACAATCGATGGAGATGATACAAACTATACAAACTCTTATGTCGATTATATGCAGAAAAATTCTGTAGAAGAAAAACCAAAAAAAGAAAAGAAAGTTAAAAAGAAAACAGTTAAGAAACTTGAATTGTTTATGTAATGAAAATAGCTATAATAGCTGATACTCACTTTGGTGTCAGGTCAGATAGTCCTGCCTTTGCTGAATATCAAAATAAATTTTTTAATGATATATTCTTTCCTTACTTAGAGAAGAATAATATTGACACGTTAATTCACTTAGGTGATATTGTTGATAGACGAAAGTTTGTTAACTTTAAAACACTCAATGAATTTCGTAAGAACTTTATGAATCGATTAAACGATTTAAAAGTCCACAGTCATATCATTATTGGTAACCATGATACGTATTATAAGAATACAAATGAGATTAATGCACCTGTAGAATTATTCTCCACTTACGATAACGTTTCTATTTACGACAATCCAAAAGTTATTACAATCGATGATATTCGTTTTTTAATG